AACGCAGCCACGGGTCGTCCTCAAGGGCGCTAACAGTGGCTCAGTAAACAGCGGCGTGCTGTCTGGCTCCGGTGATGGTGTACGGGTTAGCATGACCTTCACAGCCACAGCAGAGCCACTGATCGTCATTCCTTATGGCAACGTGGCCGAGGCACAACTCGAAGCAGGCTCCTTCGCCACCTCTTACATCCCCACCTCGGGCAGTCAGCAGACCCGCTCGGCGGACGTTGCGAGCATCCCGGTGAGTGCGTTCGGGTACAATCAGGATGCTGGGACTGTTGTGGTGGAGGCTTCAGCATACGCCGGAAATCCAATCAATGCGAATTACTGTTCTTTTGGAAATGCTGCGCTCACCGACTTCATCCGTCTTTGGACGTGGGAAGGAGATACTTCTAGTGTTCGATGGACGGGGACGAATTTTGACGTGACTAGGTCGTTTATGGCTGGAACTACCGAGGTCATGGCAGGCGCTTATGCAGAAAACAACTACAATATCGCCTTAGATGGTTCTGCTGCCACACCTGATACCGCAGGCGCACAGACTCTAGACGCTACATTGGTGTACCTAGGTTCAAAGACTGGCGCTACAGAGTTCCTCAACGGCCACATCAAGTCCATCCAATACTACCCCCGCCGATTAACTAACACCCAACTTCAGGAGCTTACGGCATGACAACCGAAGAACCCATTATCATCGAAGAAGCTCCAAAGCGGGACTTCTACTTCGCCTTCACCGACGAAGCCGCTGCCGCAACTGCGCTCCAGCCCTTCTACCACCAACCACAGGTCCAGTCCGTTGACGCTGAGACGGGCGAAAAGCTGTTCGACGAAGAAACCAATGCGCCCATCATGGAAAACGATGGCGACCCCTACCTTGTCACAGGGTCGGCGGACCATGCGTTCGACATCGTGGGCCTGATCCACAAGGCCACAGGCAACATGCTGACCGATGACGAAGGCATGGAATACCCTGAGATGGCCCCGGTCAGCGGCTGGCATATCAACCTGCGGATCCGTGGCGACTACATGAGGGCAGAGGCTGAAGCTATTGATGCTGAGTATGGTGTAGAACCTGCTACCCCTCACAGAACTTGGTTATAAGGAGAATTACTATGTTGGACCAAAAACAATGGTGGATGTCGAAGACTGTATGGGGTGTAGTTGTTATGCTCCTGTCTTCTGCTTTGACGACCACTGGTATTCCACTGACCCCTGAGATTCAGGGTACGATTGTAGAGCTTATCATGCAGGGTATTACCTTGGGTGGTGGTGCTATGGCTGTCTACGGTCGAGTAACGGCTAAGACTGCCCTCAAATGAGTAGGTCACTAAACTCGACAATCACTACGGCATTGGCGGCTGATGTTATTCAGCCGTTCTTTGCTATTGATCTTCTGTTTGACTCTGATGCAGTGCTAGGCACTGAGCCAATCTATCTCTGGAATGGCCTCGGTACTCGTACCATTGACAGCAAAGACTACGCTGGTGCAGGGGAGTTCTTACAGATCGAGCCTATCGAAGAGACAGGAGATATTTCCGCTAGGGGGGCTACTATTTCCCTCAGTGGTATTGATAACTCTGCTGGCTCCCTGTTTAAACAGGCTCTTAGCACTCGATACCAAGGGCGAGTCTGCAAGATTTACTTTGGTGTTATGGACAACCCCACAGACTACATTGAGATATTCTCTGGCTATATGGACCAGATGAACATTGATGAAGGCCCTGACTCTAGCACTATTACCCTGACTGTAGAGAACAAGCTGGTAGCCTTAGAACGTCCTGCTGGTACTCGCTACACTTCTGCTTACCAGAGGGACACCTACCCTACAGCAGGAGCCGGGGGTACACCTGACAAGGGCTTAGATTTTGTAGCAGGACTACAGACCAAGAAGATCATATGGGGGGCTATCCCTGAATGAAGTATCAACAAGAGTTCTTAGCCACAGTTGAGAACGACATCCGACCACTGATACAAAAGCATTGGGAAGACATAGCCCTTAACAAAGACAAGATTAAACTAAACCCAGACTGGGATGCCTACCACGACCTAGAGCAAAAGGGAATGCTCAAGGCTTTTACAGCCAGAGAAGGTGACAAGTTGGTGGGTTACTTTGTTGTAGTTGTTCAACGGAACCTACACTACAAGGACCACCTCTTTGCTTCCAATGACATCGTTTTCCTACACCCCGACTACAGGAAAGGTCGCACTGGCATTAAGTTGATCCAGTTCGCAGAGAAGTGTCTCAAAGAAGATGGGGTCTCAGTCTTGGCTATTAATACGAAGGTCCACAAGCCTTTCGATAACCTGATGCAGTTCCTAAAGTTCAGTTTAGTTGAGCGCATCTACTCTAAATATATAGGAGACTGATATGGGTCAGAGCCTTGTAGGAGGTCTCATTGGTGGTGCTTCTGGTGCCATACCCCATCTTCTGACTGGCAACATCCCGGCAGCCTTAGCTCTTGGTGCTGTAGGATTTGTTGGCGGGTTTGCCAGCAGCTACCTTGCCAAGCAAGCTACAGCAGACGCCTTAGCTAGTGCTATGGGGCCTTCTTCTGTTGGGCCTAGTGTAGAACCTAAATTTGGTGGTTATACGGTAAACCGCAGAGGTGCCGCACTACATCACCAAGTGATCTACGGACAGACTAAGGTTGGTGGAGCTATTGTCTTTGACGACTCTGATGGTCCCAATAACAAATACCTTAGCCGTATCATTGCCTTTGCTGGACATGAGATTAACGCATTCTCGCAAATCTATATGGGCAAGTATCTACTTTCCCTCAGTGGAGACAGCGTAACCTCTGCTCAAGAGATTGACGAAAAGGGCGCTGCTGTCAACGCCCCTGTTACTAAGTTTAACAACTACATCAAGATTCGGAGAGTTCTTGGGGATCATACTGCAAGCCTAGACGGATCAGGTCTAACAAACTTCAGTACGAAGTGGACTAACAACCATATTCTTAGGGGCATTGCTCACTTGGCAATCGTCTTTGAGTATGTTGATGACGTATGGGATGAGGGCCTTCCTGAGATTTCTGCTCTTGTAGAGGGCAAGAAAGTCTATGACCCACGAAAAGACAGCACTTCTAGTGCCTATGTCTCTGGCCTTGGAGTCTCTACTCACAGAGCAGACCAGCCGGGAACTTGGCAGTATGACAACAACCCTGCCCTGATTGTTCGAGACTTTCTCACCAACAGCAGCTATGGCTTGGGTGAAGAAGACACTAACATTGATGACGATCTTATAGGTACTGCTGCCAGTGTCTCTGAAGAGTCTGTGACTGATGGGGACAAGTACACCTGTAACGGAGCTTGGCTGACTTCTCAACCCCCTGTAGACGTTATTGCACAGCTTATGACCTCTTGTGCTGGCTACCTGTGGTATGCACAAGGTAAGTGGCGTCTTAAAGCGGGTAAAGATGTTAGTCCTACTGTAACTCTTACTGAGGACGATTTACGGTCTCCTTTGTCTGTAGCAACACGGCACTCCCGTCGAGACAACTTTAATGCTGTACGAGGAACCTTTAGGGGGCCAAAGAGTAACTATCAGTTTACCGACTACCCTACGGTCACTGCTACTGACTTTGTCACTATTGATGGTGGCTTAGAAAGCACTATGGACTTGGCACTGCCCTTCACTGACACTCCAGAACAGGCTCAGAGGCTGGCTAATATTGCCCTAGAAAAGAACCGCAGTCAGATCACAGTTGTTGGCAGCTTTGGGCTTAATGCGTTTCCTTTGCAGGTAAGTGACACAGTTAACATTACAAACACCCGCTTTGGTTGGACCAATAAGTTATTTGAGGTTGTGGCGTGGGGCCTGAGTATTGAAGACTATGTACTACAGGTTGACCTTGTTCTCAGAGAAACTACGCCCACCACTTATGATGAGTTTCAGAACGTAACAGGTTTTGAGTCTGACAATACTACCCTGCCGGGGCCGCTAGGGGAGGTTGTAGTTGGTACTGGAGACGTGGTATCTACAATTGACGTTACTGGACTTACTGCTTCTGGTGGCATACGAGAAATATCTGTAAACTGGACTAATCCTGTCAATAACAATTACAACTACACCAAGCTACACTTTGATACTGACAATAATATTTCTGGCGC